GGAATGAAGTGGTGACCACGTCCATGCGCCGGACCTCGCGCGCCGCTCTGGGGCAGCGTTCAGGGCGAACAACGTACGCTCATGCGGCAAAGGTCGCAATGCACTCAGGCGATTTTGTACGCTACCGTACAAACTTCACATTTCTTGTGAGATATTTCGCGGCTTGCAACAGTATGCAGTTGGGGGAACCCCGTTTCCCCGGCGAGTCGCGCCGCACGTCGCGCTCGTTGATGAACGGTCGACGCCCGTACCGCGGGACAAACGGGCTACCCGCTTTCCGCGTCGATGACACTCCTTGCCGGCTCTTTCGGGCCGGCATTTTTTCGCCTAGCTCAGGCTTAACAAAAACACACTCCCGCATCGCGGCACGCATTTCCCGTGCCCGCAGAGAGGCAGCGATATGAACGCGCTCACGCTTCCCCATGGTCGCAGACTTCAGGGTGCATCGTTGGGATTGATCTGGATCGGGATGATCCTGGGGAGTTGGGTCGCGGCCTATTTTGTCGCGCGGCTGATTATCTGGGCGGCGAGAGCGCTGCTGTCGTGACGGATCGCGATCGTGAAGAATTGATCGAGGCCTATCGGCTGGTCCTGACTCTTGAAGGCCGGTCCGACTACAAAGACGCTGCCATGCAGAGGATGCGCGAGCTGATCGCTGAACGTCCTCCCAAGTTCGTCGAACTGATGGAGCGCGAGCGAGGTCTGCGTGCTTCGTGAGCGTCGCAGCAATGACCTGGGCCTTCGAGCTCGATCTGAAACCCGCGACCTCGAAATTTATTCTCGTGGCGCTGGCAGACAACGCCGATGACCAAGGCCGTGCTTTCCCTTCAATCGCCTCACTGGTGTCCAAGACATCTCTGGACCGTAAAACCGTGATTGGCGCCATAGATCAACTGGAGCGGTTGGGACTGTTGCGCGACACCGGCGAACGAATGGGTAAAACCGGTCAAGTGAAGGTCTACCAGCTCATTGGCTTTAACAGTCCCGAAAACGGAACCATTCCGAAAACGGAACAGTTCCGAAATTCCCATGAAACAGTACCGTTTTTGGACTCCCCCTCTCCCCTTATAAACCCCTCTCCCTCTTGGAACCCTCAGGGAACCCAAAGAGGGGAGGCGAGCGATGAACCTCCGCCGTCCAACCTCAACGTAGAGGCCTGGCACCGGTGGGTGCAGTACCGCAAGCAGATCCGGAAGCCGATCAAGCCGGCCTCGGTAGCCGCCGCCCAACGCAAGTTGGCCGGATTCGGGCCGGATCAATCAGCGGTAGTCGAGCAGTCCATTGCTAATGGGTGGCAGGGTCTTTTCCCTCTGAAAGCGGCGCCGAAACGCAAGGAGGCCTCCGAATGGCAGTGATGAACGGACACGACGCGGTTGAGGATTTCTTCCGTCGCGGCAAGGCCGAGTGGGACGCCATGGGCGGTCACCCAGCGGCGAAGGCTCTGGACGCCTCGCGCACCCGGCGGATCGGCCAGATGCTTGCGCCGACCGAAGCGCCGGAATTCGACGAAGATCCTGACGAGTTGCTCGACATAGGCAAGCTGGATGGCAAGTCTCTGTGGGAAGAATACGAACTGGAGATGAATTGCTACTCCACGACGCCTTTCGACAAACACGGGGAGCGGCTGCGATTGTATCCGTGCGGAGTCACGATCTGGTCCGGGTTCCCCGGGGCCGGTAAGACGACGTTACTGCGCCAATTGGCATGTCATCTCCTGCAGAAGGATGAAGATGTTTTCTTCGCAAGCCTTGAAGAGCATCCGAAGCATTTGCTCGTCCGCCTGGCGGCAACGGCTGCTGGAAGCGAGCGTCCCACGGCGAGCCAGATCCAATGGTTCATCGATGTGTACGGCGAGAAACTTCGGATCTGGGCTAAGGTCGGGCTCGCGAAGCATCGGAACCTGTTGGCTGTGATTCGTAAGCTTGCACAGACAGGTACCACTCACGCCATCGTTGATTCGCTCATGAAGCTGGACATTTCTAGTCAGGACTTCGAAGGCCAACGGGTGTTCGCCAATCTGTTGGACGCCACTGCGAAGCAAACGCGAGTGCACATTCACCTCGTGGCGCATCCAAAGAAGCCGCCGCAGGCGGACCAAGACCCGGACATTAATGATGTGGGTGGGGCTAAAGAAATCGGCGGCATCGCCGACAATGTTGTGTTCGTTCGTCGCAGCAAAAAGGAGGGCGAAAACCCTCTCGCCGAACAGACGGGAATGTGCATTACCATCCGCAAGCAACGCCATGGAAATGGCTCGTTGGGTGATATAGTAGGTTGGTTCCATCGCAACCAACGGCAATTCAACCTAGAACAGTTCGCGTCTCCAATCAGATATCTGCCGGAGGCAGCCTACCGATGAAGTGGGATAAACCGAACGGCTCCGTCCAGCACACCGCTGACCAACACTACTGCGTGGTCCAGGCAACCGATGAAAACTGGATTGCCTACGAGCTGACACCGTTCGGCGTAAGTCATGATCTGGGCGTGGCCACAACCGACGAGCGGGCCCGCGCGCTGTGTGAGCAACATCACAACAGGCTGGCAGCCGGACAAACATGAGAGCCGTTGGCCAGCATCATTTGCGCTTTACGCCCGCCCTCTGGGCGAAATGGCTCGCGCGGCTGAATGAGGCGCCTGACATGAAGTTGAAAGCCGGCATTCAGGAGTTTCGAGCGTTGCTGGTCCGCCACGAACGGAAGCGTCGATGAGCGTACGCTGGACGGAAGAGGATCTCGCACGCATCAACAGCCGGTTGCGGCGGGCGATTTCTGCGCCCCTTGATGTCGTTCCGACTGCCGAAGTGATCGACAAGCGCCGCTCGAAGTATCGCAATGAGCGTCAGGAATGGCAGGGCCGCAGCTTCGACAGCAAGCACGAGCTGGCCAAATTCAAGGAATACGAACTCGAGCGCGTTGCTGGGAAGATTCGGGCCGTGGTGCGCCAGGTGAGCTTTCAGCTTCCCGGCACTCATCGTCGAATTCGCGTGGATTTCATGCTCGTCCAGAACAACGGCCGGATCGACTTCGTAGACGCGAAGGGATTTGCCACCAAGGAATGGGAGTTGAAACGAGATCAAGTCAAAGAAGCTTTCGGTATTACCATTCAAACTGTATAGGAGATGACGATGCCCAAGTCAGTGACCTTGACCCTTCCGACCCAGAATGTTGACGGTTCCGCGATCGCATCTGGCGAGCTCGTAGACGTACAGGTGGGGTTTGGAAACGCGACCGGCAATTACACGCTGATCGCTGATGACACCGCCTTTGCGACGCAGATGCAGGCTGGCGTCGTGACGATCCCATGGGCCAGCCTCAACGAGAACCTCGGCAACGGTACATGGTTCGCTGCGGCGCGTGTGAAGACTGCCGATGGCGCTACCAGCGCATGGTCGAACGAGGCGAGCTTCATCATCGCCCCGCCGGTGCCGAATCCACCGACGCTTTTTGGTGTGTCCTGATCTGTCGGATCAGGCGTTGGCTGCCGAAAAGCTGTTCGCTGTGTCAGAAATGCGGCTGCTAGCCGTTCCGCTGGCGCGACAATAGCGCCAGTGGTATCTTGGGCTTGACTTTCCAAATTTCCCTAACTGTCTCACGGGTGATCCAATGAAAGACGGCAATCGGCAGAAGGAATCCGCGCGCGAGTCCGACGTCCGCAAGGGCGGCCAAGCCGAGAAGGTTGCGAGCGTGGAGAAGGTCGGGGGCCCGACTGGCGTTCGGTTCGGAGTACACGAGCACCCAGACAAATCTGTGGTGACCAAGGGCAAGCTGGCGCAGTAATGGCCGGCTCGCTGTCAGACTTCGCCGCGAAGTATCTCGGGGCCACCAAAAAGCCCGTGCGATATTCGGACGTGCGGAAGAAGAAAAAGCCGTGAACCGCCGGGGCTTTTTCAAGGCATTGGGGTTTGGTGCCGCAGCTGCGGCCGGCGGAAGTCTTGCGTTGCTCGATCAGGAACTATGGACGCCGAGCCGGACCTTTTTCCTGCCACCAGCGGGAGGATGGTCGTCCAGAGGCTGTCTCAACGTTGGTGACCTCATCACAATCCAAGGACATGAAGGACATGAAGGACTGTGGGTCATCGGCGAAAGATCCACAGAATTGTGGACTTATGCGAAGCCAGCGTTGAATCAGATGATTTCGGCTTGGCAGGCATGAGCAAGGGCAACATCCTGTTTCTGGTCTGTCAGACTTGCGAAAAGGCCAACGAGCCAGACTTCGGGGTGAAACTGGCCGGGCGTACTCAGATCGGCTGGTACGAGCACCTGGTGCCGAGCAAGCAGCTCGACGCCTGGCTGAGCAAGCACCGCAACTGCGCGGGCCGCGGCAAGCCAGATCATTTCGTGCTCGCCCACTCATTCACGCCCAACCACGATCAGGCTGAACTGGAGTCGCGCGAGGTCAAGAAAGCCGTCATGCGGGCGGTGCAATGAGTGACATGCTCGACAGCCCTGGGACTCGGATCGGCAATGAACTGAACGTTTTCCTGCCTGCCGATGCCAAACTGCGCTGCATCGGTGACCGGCTCATTGTCGAACCGCTCGACTGGCGCCCGAGCAAGATCATCTTCATCGCAGGCTACGAGGGGAAGCCACTACGCGGGATCGTGCGAGTCGCCGGCCCGGGCTGCTATCCCCTCCAATATCAGGACGCGGAGACGGGTCACTGGAGCTTCTCTGTTCCCAAGGGCCGAAGGAAGGCCATGCGCCCCTCAAAGGCTTTCCGTCCCTGTGATGTGAAGGTCGGTGACCTCGTGGAATTCGGAGGCCTGGAGATCGGTGGCTTCCTGCATCCCACGATCATGTGGGGCCACAAGGAGATGGTTCTATGCAGAGAGGAAGATGTCGCAGGGGTGGTTCAGCAGGAGAGGGCAGCCTGAATGGATATTCAGATGTTCTTGAACGCTGCCAAGGTGCTGGATGAACAGCAGGTCCCCACCTTCGATCGAATGATTTACGTTCCCGGCATCGGTCCTCTCAGCATCGAGGATCCGCGCGCTGCTGAGTACATCGCTCGGACGTATCAGTCAGAAGCACTGAATGGCTGACCCGCTTGCCAATCTGAAACCGTGGCAGCCCGGCCAGTCCCCGAACCCCGGGGGTAAGCCAGTCGGTGCCCGCAATCGCCTGACAGCGGCCTTCCTGAACGCACTGGCGAAGGATTTCGACGAGAACGGGGCACAAGCCATTGCTGACTGCCGCGAGAACAAGCCCGACGCGTACATCAAGGCTATCGCCGCTCTATGCCCGAAAGAGATCGAAGTGAAGTCCCCCCTGCAGGAGCTGAAAGACGATGAGCTCCTCAATGCCGTTCGAGCCCTCGAAAGCTTCCTGGCTGCTGGGCGAACTGCAGAAGGAACTGACGCGGCGGCAGTCCGAGAATCGGCTCATTGACTACCGACCGTATGCCAAGCAGCGAGAGTTCCATGACGCTGGCGCAGATCATCGACAACGCCTGCTCATGGCTGCTAACCAGGTTGGGAAGACATGGGCAGCGGGCTTTGAACTCGCCATGCACGCTACCGGGTTGTACCCCGAGTGGTGGCAGGGACGACGGTGGGATCGTCCTATCGTCGGATGGGCGGCTGGGGTCACAGGAGAAAGTACTCGCGATAATCCCCAGCGTATCCTTCTCGGCCGCCCAGGAGCTTGGGGGACCGGCGCTATTCCGAAGAGTGCCCTTGTCGATGCCTCTTCCGCCCGTGGGCTGGCAGATGCGGTGGATACCATTCGGGTCCGGCATCGCTCTGGTGACATCTCCACTATTCAGCTCAAGTCCTACGAGAAAGGCCGCGAAAAGTGGCAAGGCGAAACCCTAGACTTCGTCTGGTTCGATGAAGAACCGCCCGCCGATATCTACATGGAAGGGCTCACCCGGACGAACGCCACAGGCGGGATGACGCTGATCACGTTCACACCCTTACTCGGCATGACCGAGGTCGTCCGACGCTTCCTGCTCGAGAAGCCCTCCGACTGCCACGTCACCTCGATGACTATCTTCGATGCCGAACACTACAGCGATGAGCAACGCGCCGCCATCATCGCCACCTATCCCGAGCACGAGCGCAAGGCCCGTACTCAAGGTATCCCGCAGCTCGGCTCGGGTAGAGTCTTTCCGTTCGAAAAGGGACTCATCAGTTGCGAGGCCTTCAACATCCCGTCCCATTGGCCTCAAGGCTGTGGGATCGACTTCGGCTGGGACCATCCGAGTGCAGGTGTCCGGCTCGCGTGGGACCGTGACAGTGATGTCATCTACGTTATCGCGGCTCATCGCGCGAAGGCTCAGACGCCCATGATGTTCACCGCGGCTACTCTCCCCTGGGGCGCCTGGCTTCCCTGGGCCTGGCCCCATGATGGCAAGCAGTCCGGTGGCAAGTTCGACGCACAGGATCAACAGCAGCTCCAGGCCATCTACAAGAAGCACGGCCTGAACATGCTCTTCCAGCACGCCCAGTTTGAGGACGGCACGAACGGCGTCGAGGCCGGCATTACGGACATGTACGAGCGCATGGAGACCGGCCGTTGGAAGGTTTTCGCTCACCTGCTCGACTGGTTCGAGGAATTCGAGCTTTACCACCGCAAGGATGGGCTGATCGTGAAGCTCAATGACGACTTGATCTCGGCGAGCCGGTACGCGTTGATGATGAAGCGCTATTTCACGCTGCAGAAGAAGCCGAAGAAGCTCAGGGAGGATGAGTACGGTATGGGGCCACGACAGGATGGCCTTGGATGGATGGCCTGATGAGCAAGAATATTGCGCTGGTCCG